GAAATAACATTTTTAAATATTATAAAAATAATATTTAGAAAAAATTAAATTAATACTGATGAAATTTCCATACAAAAGATACAAAATTTCTAATCTCCGATTGAAATTTCCATACAAAATTTCTAATCTTCGATTGAAATTTCCATACAAAAGATACAAAATTTCTAATCTTCGATTGAAATTTCCATACAAAATTTCTAATCTTCGATTGAAATTTCCATACAAAATTTCTAATCTTCGATTGAAATTTCCATACAAAATTTCTAATCTTCGATTGAAATTTCTAATACAAAGATTTAACATTGTAATCGTATTCAATCGTAGAGTTATTGAAAGGACCAATATCAAATTTGACAATCGGTACACTACCACGGATGTCATATGACGCATTTTTGAGAGATTGACCAATGGTATCAATACCAATCTTAGCTTGGCCAGTGGCAGAGGCTAATAAATTACCATTTTCGATTTTTAATTGAGAATCACGGTCATAGGGTGAATTAAACCATCCAGAATTTATTTCTTGAGGGCGTAAATCAGTGGCAGTTTGCATAACTCTTCCAGAAGGATTTGCTAAATTTTGATCAACACCTAAAGTATAATCTGTGCCTACTCCTGCATTAGATGAATTTTGAGATGCAGGATTTACATTTTCAGAAGGAGTTAATAATAAAGGTTTAAATGTTCCAGTAGGAAATTGTTTATTTAATTCAGCAGAACTTGCTACAGACGCAGGTACTTTTGAGGGAGGGTATGAGGTAGGTTCTTGTTGCATAGGTAAATCATTTCCAGGATTTTGAGATAATAATAAAGAAGGATCATTTATATTAGCAAGATTTTCTCTTATAGGTGTATTTAGAGGTCTATTAACAGGTTTATTTACGTGTTTTTTATTTAATCCTTGTTTTTTGGGAGTATTAGTAAAGTGATTTTTAGATGGTTTTAATAGGAAAAAAATAACTAAGGATACACCTGCTATTACTAAAATAGTTGAAAAATTGTCTTTATTTGAATTCATTTTATCCATTGTATATAATTATGTATTAGATAATTATATCTTAAATATTTTTTAATTATATATTTTATTAAACATTTTTATATAAAAATATTATTATAGACAAAATAATATGAATTCATTATTAAATATACGTCATTTTTTTACTGAAAATTCTATAGATGAAATATTTCAAATTGGCGGAAATCATATGGTAAAAGGAGTACGTTATCAAAATAGTAATTTAATATCAAGTGATAGTTCATCCGAAATGTACGGTGGTAAAAAACATAAACTATCTCAAACTGATATTTTGCATCAAGAATCAATTGATTATTTAAAAAATGATTTAAATTTATCTCCATTAGAAGCACGCGCGTATAAAGCATTGGCATATAAATATATAAAAAATAAATATCCAGATTCAACATCATTAGAACGATCAAAAATAATGATATCAACAATTAAATCAGATAATTTTTTGGATGAATTTAAAGAAAAATTAGATGATACTATAAAAATTATCGAATCAATTGATTCTGAAAAATCAAAAAAATCTAAATAAAAATCTAGATAAAAATTTAAATATCAAAACAAAAATCAAAAAAAATTATAAATAATATATATATTTAAAATGTCTACTATTCCTTCTAGAAGTGATTTTTTATTTACAGAATCATTTGATAATTTAATGAATTCAAATATTAGTATGACTGGAGGCCGCAAAGAACCATCTCCAGGTGATGCTTTACATCAAGAAGCATTAGAATATTTAAAAACAACGTTAAAATTAAAGGAATTAGAAGCTCGTGCATATAAATCAATTGCATATCGCCATGTAAAAGAAACTAATCCTGAAGCCAAACATTTTGAACGTGCTGAAAAAATGTTAGAATTAGTTAAAAGCAAAAACTTTGTAAAAGAATACAAAGATAAACTTGCAGATACGATGAAAATTTTAGAAGATATTGATGCTGAAAAAGCAAAAAGAAATTCAGAAAGTGCATCACAAGTCAGTACAGAAGAAAAAGTATCTAGAAGAATATCTAAAAAAAGAAAATCTAAACAAAATGGTGGATCAACATTCAGTGAAACAAGTGAAATGAATAATTATACTGAATCTAACTCAAATAAACCTTACTATAATGAATACATGCAAGCTAAAAATCAATACTTACAAGCTAAATTAAAACAAAATGGTGGATCAACATTCAGTGAAACAAGTGTAATGAATAATTATACTGAATCTAACTCAAATAAACCTTACTATAATGAATACATGCAAGCCAAAAATCAATACTTACAAGCTAAATTAAAACAAAATGGTGGATCAACATTTAGTGAAACAAGTGTAATGAATAATTATACTGAATCTAACTCAAATAAACCTTACTATAATGAATACATGCAAGCCAAAAATCAATACTTACAAGCTAAATTAACACAAAACGGTGGATTATCTGTTCCATCAAGAGACAGTTTTTTATTAACTGAATCATTTGATAATTTAATGAATAATTCTAAATAAATATTTTACTAGATTTTATAAAATCTGATAAAATATAAAAAATAACAAATATAAATATCATATGTCTTATTATTTGGGTAAAGTATCTAAAACAGAATATTTACTATTAAAAAATCAAAATAAAATTACATTTGAATTATCAACAACATGTTTTCAAGGATCTAAAAAATATTTTAATAATAATTATTTAAATGTATTAAATCCAGATAATTATATATATAATTTAGAAACAGAAATCCAAGAATTTGTAAAAGATACACTTTCAGGATTAGAATTAAAATCAAATATTATTTATAATTCAGATACTTATAATAAAAATGTTTATAATAAAAAACAATTTTTACAATTTAAATTAGATAATGATGTACTAATTGAGCCAGAAAGTAACTTAAAACTTACTATTGAACTTGATAAGCTAAAAATTAATGAAAAAACAAATTCTTATCAAATTTTATTAAAATTAATAAAATATGAAAAAATAAATAAATCTAATTAGAAAGACCAACTTGTTCTATATATTTTGAAAATACTTCAAATGATCTTCCACCACTATATTCTTCTTCAATATATTCACCCGCTGCATTTTTGTAATTAATAATTACAGTAGGGAATCCTTGAATTGATTTTCCTGCAGGAGTTTTAATATCGGTTTTAAGATCAGTGCAATCAACTGTATTTAATTTAATATTAGATTCATCACCATAATGCTCTGATACTTTATTCCATGTAGAATTTAAGAATTGTTTGCAATGTCCACACCAGTGAGCAAAATATAATGTTACATTTGTTTTATTAGTATCTAATGTTACATCTCCAAATTTTACTATAGAATCAGTATTATTAGAATCATTAATTGTTTGGGGATCCATTTTTTCTATTTTTTTAGTTGTTTTTTTAGAACCATCTATAATATTTTTAAATTTTTGTTTATTATTATAATATGTATTTACTATTTCTAATATAAATAATATTATTACTACTACCATTAAAAGTAATATAATTTTTTTGATTTTAGGTAAATTTTGAACATGGGTAATTGTGTTATTTACAACCTCCATTATTAATATGTTAATATCAGAAAAAAATAATGTAAAATAATAATTATGTTAAAACAAATTGCAAATGAAGTATGGAAGAAATGCATTGATGAGATGGGTAAAGATGATAATAAAAAATTACTAGATAATTATGTTTATAAACCAGTGCATAATACAGTTTCAGATATGAAAACATATTTTATTTTATTAATAAGTATTCAAGTATTAACATCTATATTAATTTTATTATTATTAATTATAAATTTTATCAATAATAAGAATAATAAATAAAAATATGGCATCTATTAGATATATTATTTTGTCATTAATTTATATAATTAATTACTACATTATAATATATAAAAAAGAAGACGAAAATCAATCTGTATATCGTAATCCTACGTTTGTTTTTTTTATATCGACATTTATTTTTATGTTTATAATTAAATATAATGACAATAATAAATGTACAAAAAATAAATTAAGTATTAGATATTTAATATCACAATCAATATTTTATTCAATAATTGCATTATTATCACATAATTTATTTTCATTTTTCATAGAAAAAGAATGTATGGAACAAGTAAATAATTTAATCATTAGTATATCAAAAACAACATATATATTAGAAGCATTATTTATAGCAGGAATTGTATTATATACAAATCATTTAAGTTATTATTTAATTTATCCAAAATGTGAATAATTAAAAATAATATATTTAGTAAAAAAAAATAATATAATACTATGTTAAAAATGTCTCCCTTTCTTACATTTTTATTATATTGCCTTTTTGTTAGTTTTGCTGTTTATTATTTAACAAAAGATCGTTTAGATGAAAAATCTAGATATATACTTATAGGTGTATTAGTATTACCATATATTTTTATGGATCAATTTTTGCATTTTTCAAATGTAAATACTAATGAAAATACGTTAAAAATACCAGAAGATAAAAATATAAATGAACAATATTCAAATAAAATAGAGCCACCAAAAATAGAATTAGCTGAAAATGAAAAAGTAGAAAATATTAAAATAATAGAAGAAATAAAAAGAAAAGAAAAAATATCTAAAGAAGCAAAATCAAAAAATAAATTATATACATTAGAAGAAGTTCAAACATTATTAAATAAAGAAAAATCAAAAGTAGTTGAAAATTTTGGATCAATGTATAATGGTGATCCTCCAACTAAATATAATGATGATGAAGATTTTGAAGATCAATCATTAAAACCATTAGGTGAAAATGGCAATGGTTTTACAAATGAATGGGATCATGATTATATATTATTAAATACAGATAAATGGGCACCCTCATTAAAACCTCCACCAGTATGTAAAACAGAGAAAAAATGCCCAGTATGCCCAAATTTAACAACTGGATATCCTTTAATGTTAAGAGATTTTGATTCATCACGTAGAATTACAGCACCAATAAATGCAAATATACCATCTATGAATGAAACACAAAGTACTCCTAGTGTTAAATTTCCTTAAAGGTGAATAAATATATACGCAAGTAAATAAAAAATAAATAAATATATTTATTTTTTATTTCTTATAGAAATTATAGATGGATAATATTAATAAAGATAATTTAATAAAATTTATTTCATATTTTCTAATTGTTTTTCTTTTATCTATAATATTATATTTAATGTATATCGATTTTTTATCTGAAAAATTTTTAAATAATAAAAAATGTACTAAAACAAATAATTCAATTGGATATTATATACTTAAAAAAAATATATTAGTTAATAATAATCAATCTGGAATATTAGCATCATCATGTAATATTAATGATATTATACTACCAATTGAAAATAAATGTAAAGTAAATCAAACAAATTTTTATTTAAGTTCAAATATTAAATATAATTTTCCGATTCAGGTTATATCAGATGGAATTACATCAATAAATAAATTAACTAATTTTACAAAATATAATTATCCTACAAATATGCATGATACTAGACAATCAAATTTTTATTTTTTAAATAAAGATAAATATCGTGAATTTAATTCATCAAATATATATGATATAAGTATTATAACATATTTTAATAATTATTATAGATACAATACAGATAAATTATATAAAGTATATACTAATGATAATTATAATAAAATTGATGAAATATTAAGTACAACATATAAATCTAATCCTACTAATGATGATATAAATATAATTAATAAATATTATACATGGATTCAAAATTTATTATTATTAAGAAATACAAATCGTGAATCATTATTTTTAGAGAAATTAATAAAAATGTACACTGAAAGATCATCCGATGATACTTTTTTAGCAAATTTACATTTAATAACAATATCTGAACCTAGTTCATATGTGATAAAAGTACCATCGCCTGTAAATAAATTATTTATATCAAATAATGTAACTTATCCTAATTTATTAAATAATACAATGTCTTTAACATTAGGAACAACGACTTTAGATCCAATAACAAAAGATCAAGTGTTAAATATAAAAGAAATTTATAATAATTCTATTTTAATTCTACCATCATTAACTAAAAATTCAAAAATAAAAATAGATAATAGCTATATTTATCGTAATAATAATAATCAAATTAGTGTAGATAATAATAATTGGATAAATATAAATAATTCAATTAATATAAATAATAAAATATTTAAATTAGCAGGTATTGGAAGTCCTGCCGTTTTTATAGTTAATTTTTTATCAATTAGTCCATCAATTAGCTCATCAATTATTTCATTAAATTCTGCAACAATTGGATGTGGAAAGAGTAAAGTTCGTATTATTTCAGATTCATTATCTATATTACCAAGACAGCCAATCGAAATTACATTAAATATTTATTTAGATCCAACAACTAGTTATAGTAATGTAGATAAAGAATTTACTCGTATAAATTGGTATATTGATGGTATTTATTCAGGTAATAAAAGTTCTTTAATTTTTAATAAAAATACAATTGGTATATATAATATTAGAGTTACAGTTGATCATTATATTAATAATTGTAATACTTTAACAGATAATATAAATATAACTGTAGTTGATAATGAAGATGAATATCAAGATGAACTTGATGATGAGTATAGTATTGAAGAGGAGTATAAAAGTGAAGATCAATTACAAAATAATATACCTTATAAATCAATCAAAGAAAAATTCCCTGCATATAAATCTAATATAAATCCATTTATTTATAATTCTGGTTATAATTTTGATATAAATAATATCAAACAAAAAATAATATGTTTATATGATAATTTACAAGATACATCTGATATAAATTATAATATGATAATTGAAGATAATACTAATATATTATTTTATTATGATTCACCTGATTTAATGAATGTATATTCATTTGAATTAAATCCAAATATTACAATAACATTTTCAAATTTAATTCTGTCATTTGATAATTTACCTGATAATGTTACAGAAGGATCATTGTGGTCATTATATTATGTAAATAATATAACTATAGCATCAACTAATGTAGATCCGATAATTTTTTCATACACAGATAATATTAAATATCCAATAATTTTACCATTAGCTATACCTATTACAAATAATTGGAAAAATAATACAGTAAATGGGGTATTAAATTATTATAATAATTTATTTAAAAATCCAGCATTAAATAATATAAATTTTATAGATATTGATAATAAGGTAATATTAGATACACCTGGATATGATATTGTAGAGGAAAATTTAACAACTTTTCTTAATTATATAGGAGAATCAAATTTAATAACAGTAACGGATATTTGTGTAATATATGATACAAATTCTAATTTATTTCAATCTTGGATAATTACAAATCTACCTGATCCTACAACAAAAATAAATATAATTACACCATTGATATTTTTCACAACAATTTATGATCCAATGATATGTCCAGCGGATATGTTATATTATGATAAAAAATGTATGCCAGCATGTCCAAATAATTATAAATATGATTTAGGTCTTGTATGTTTAAAAGATGATCCAAAAATATATTTACCTAATTCAACTCAATGCAATGATTTAATTAAACAAACTCCTAATATTAATGCTGTACCAGATATAATAAAAGGAATAATTAAAGGATGTAATACAAAATATTTTGAAAAAGATGAATTAAATCCAATAACTCAAGAACAAGTTGAAGATATTAATTTATTATCTGATAAAAATTAATATATATATCTTAAATAATAATGAAATTTTTATTATTATTTATTTTAATATTATGTTTAATTATTTTATTTAAAAAGTATAGAAATGAAAAATATCAAATAGATTACATACCAAGAAAATTAATAGGCAATGCTAATTGTATTAATGATGACATTGAAATAGATAATTCATATTTTATATGTAAAATGAATGAAAAATATTCACCAGTTAATATAAATGTTATAGTTACAAAATATCAAAATTTTGCACCTGAATTAAATTCTGTTCCAGAAACCTCTAAATTATTAACACCAAGTTTAACACCATCTCCAAATTTTTCACAAACAGATTTTAATTTAATTGGAACAAATACAAATCAAATTACAGGAAATGTTACATTAAATGATTATACAAAATTAATGAAGATAACTAATTATACCGCACCAAATTTATTTTTATTTGATTCATTGCCTACTGGATCATCAATTTCTGCATCATTAGATGATAATAATTTTGTATATTTACCTGATAGTATAGTAAATTATATTAAATATTTATATGATTTAAATGTATTACAATCTTTTATTGATATTAATAAAATTAGTACATTAACAAATATAGCAGGACAATTTAAATTATATTTACAAGGTCAATTAATAAAGATTGTAAAACCTCCTACAAATAAATATAGATTAGAAAGAGAAATTGTAATTATATATGATTATCCTAATAAGAAAAATATTATAAATATTCAATTCAATGAAATAATTACATGGTATGATTCAAATAATAATTTACAAAGAAATAATACTAGTACTAATATTAATACTAAATATGATTATTATATAATTAATTCTTACATTGATAATAAAATAAATTTTATTCCACAGATGATTAATAAAATTAATATGTTTGGTAATTATTTAAAAAGCAGAGAACTAATTACTGATTATATACTTGAAGATTTAATTGATAAAATTAATAACATTGATAACAATAATATATTATATGTAAATTTTTTTAATTTTGGTATCGAAATAGTAAAAAGAATAAATAATAATTTAGTTTTTATAAATTATTTTGATACTACTCCTGCAAATAGTAATATTCCATTTTCATATTATAAAAATATGTGTCCAGATCCAGCTAATAATTATTATTTTAAAGGAAGATGTTATGATAATTGTCCTAATGGTTATGAAAGTATAGGATTAGGATGTATTTTATCATCAAAAAAAGATAAATTATTTAATCCAGATAGTAACTTTTGTAATCAAGTATGTAGTGCAAGTAATAATGATCTTAGTAGTTTTGATAGTGTAATACAAAAAGCATGTTGGTGTAAATCAATGTCTTGTGATAAATGTGGTGAGTATTCTATTGATAATTGTAAATGTTAAGAAAAAATTGAATTTTATCTTATTTAAAAATTAAATAATATAAAAATTAGTTCAAAATGTCATTAGTAACTGATGATATTAATACCCTTTTATTACCTAGATATTTATTAAATTGTAAATATCCATATCCAGAAGGTACACAATTAGAATTTAAAAAAACATTTCATGTTAATCAACATACTAAATATAGAGAAACAATCTGTGCATTTTTAAATACCCACGGTGGTCATATAATTTATGGTATTTTAGATAATTGTGTTATAAATGGTTGTGAATTACCAAAAGTAGAGAAAGATGGTATATTATTATTTGTGGATAGTATATATAATATTCTTAAAAATACAAATGGTGAAAATATACCTAGAGGTAGAATAAAAGTATATTTTGAAGAAATTGCTAAAAATATATATATTATTATTATTAGTTGTTACAGAGAAAAAACAGATACTGAACAATATCAGTTTTTACGTGGTGATTCATGGATTAGATTAAATGCGAGTAATATGAAAACAAAATATGGAAAATTATATTCGGTTCATGATATTTTATTAATAAAAACAAAAATGTATAATAAGTATGAAGAAATTAATAATAAATTAAAAAAAGATTATACTAAATGTGAACGAGATACAATTATTACAGTTAGTAATATTATTATAAATAAACAAAAACAAGAAAATATATATAGAATCCCACTTAAAAAAAATAATTATATCTTTTTTATATTATGTTTTATGAGTCTGGGTATTAATATTATTTTTATATATAAACAGTTATGTGTTTAAAATAATATATTTTTTTATTTATTTTAAACATGATAAGAGACACTTTGCTAATCTGCAGTATTGTAATATGCCTTGTTTTATTTTACAGAATGTATGTGTTAAATCAAAAAATGAATAATTTAGAAGAAAAAGTATCTATAATTGATAATTTTTCTCAATCAATATTTAATTTTATAAATGCAAAAGAAGAAGAAAAAGTGGTTAAAAAAGATGAAGTAAAAGAAGTTACATACTCAAATAATGTACCTACTGCAAGTAAATTAACTGTAATACAAGAAATAGAAACTGAATCTGAAACAGAAACAGAATATCAACCAGAAGTAAATAATTTAGAAAAAGATGAAAAGAGTGATAATACTGATAGTAAAGAAATATTATCAGAAATGGTAGCAGAATTAAAAGATTCATTAATTAAAACAAGTAAAGAAAATTTAGAAAATGATTTAAATCAAGTACAAGAATTAAAAGAAGAATTAAACCAAGTTAAAGAAACTGAATCAGAAAATAAATCATCTAGTGAATTATTTAATTTATTAAATAATGTAACAACTATAAATAGTACAACTGAAATAAAGATGATGGATTCAACTATTGAAAATGATCAAAAAAATAATTCATTAAAAAAAAAAGAGGAATTAAACAACATGAATCTAATGGAGTTAAAAGCATTAGCCAAAAAGAAAAACATACCAGTAATGTTGGGAAACAAAAACAAGAAAAAGGAAGTGTTGATCCAAGATTTGTTAAAAGTGATTTAGAAATATACACAAATTCACGTCTGCCAAATACAGGATCAATTGATTTGGTCCCACCTATCGGTTTGATGTCGTCTGGAGGTATGTTTTCATCTGTCAGTATGATGCCACCTGGCGGTTTGATGCCCACTAGCGGTATGATGTCACCTATCGAAATGATGTCGTCTGTCAGTATGATGTCACCTATCGAAATGTTTTCACCTATCGGTATGATGTCGTCTGTCAGTATGATGCCACCTAGCGGTTTGATGCCACCTAGCGGTTTGATGCCACATGGTATCGGTATGGTAATGACTATACAAATGGATGCATCTCCTGTTGATAATATCCTGTCATCTTTAATAAGTCCTTTAATTAATTCAATTATATCTCCAAAACCTCAACAAATATCTAGTTCAAAAAATTTTCTATTCTTAGATTATGAACAATAAATTCGGAGATTGCTGCAATTGCCCTGCCCTTATTGACGGACGTTATTTTACTCGTTATGATGATCGTATCAATCTAAACTTAGAATTAATGAAAAAAAATAATATAACTGATAGTTTAGTATTACGTAAATATTTAATTGAAAATGGATCAAATTTAATTAATTCAAATATTTCAAATATTGAAACTAACTATAAATGTAATTATAATAAACCTGCAGATCAACCTTCATCATCAATATCATCTGGATATTATATATCTGGTTCTTTATCAGATCCTGCTGAAACATTAGCACCGTTTGATTCATTATCTAATAATTTAACTGAAAATTCACCAGTTGTAAATAATAATGAATCAGAACCCAGAGCATTTGCAGATAAAATTCAACCATTAAAACAATAAAAAAATATTAATTTATATTTTTTTATATTTTTGTTCTTCATCCTCAAGAAACCTTTTCGTCCTCCGTCCTCAGTCCTTCGTCCTCAAAGACTATTTATTTTTACAATCTTCGATTTAGTAAAAATAAACAATAACCTTTTCGTCTTCAGTCCTCCGTCCTTCATCCTCAAAGACTATTTATTTTTACCCATCTTATCCCCACCCCATCTTTATTTAATGACACAAATTTCACCATATCCCCCTCATTTTGCATAACAAGATCCGTTTCTAATGTTGTATTTTCAGTATCAATAGTTAATAAAACATTATTTGCATTTTGATTTAATAATAATACAACTTCTTGACCAATATTAGTTGTAGTTGGCATTGTAATACTATCATTATTAGCACCAAGAACTATTGGAAAAAAATAATAATTATTAATATTAGCCATAACTTCATCAGGAGTATAATTTTGTAATGATGTACCATTTGGAATTCCTCCATTTCCTGCTCCACCTAAATACCCATATGTTCCCCCAATTGTAAAATCATATGATGGAATTACACCATTAGTACCTACAGGCATTGCTGAATAAATAGTATCACTAGATGGATTTGTTGATTCTACGTACGTCCATCCTTGATTTGCAATTGCAAATGTAGGTCCAGTTAATGTCCTGCCAACAATTTGGATTTGAATACCAACATTTATTAATTCATCATCACTTGGATAATACATTAATGGGTAAAGAGGTACAATATTACCATTTTCTATTTTTAATTTATATATATAAAATGTTACTTGAGTTGGTGTTGTATTAACAATAGATGTAAACCATGGTCCAATATTATTTGCATTTATTAAATCATCTTTTATTTGTATATTAACTGTAGGAGGAATTTCATATTTTGCATTTGTATAATCTAATGTAAAAATAAGATAACTATCATTGTTATATGCTAATGATAATCCAGCAGGTAAAAATACGTATGATGGTGATGAAAATGCGGTATTATTTAATATTTTATTTGTAAAGTTATAAACTGTTAAATTATCTATAGATGTTCTAATAATGAATAAATTTTGTTCACGAGAGTTAGCAGGTCTAAAATAATAACTCATTCTTATATATATTATATATATATAATATTGATTTAAGTATATTCAAATATAATTTTTTATATTTGTTTTTTATGAGTAAAACATATCCAGTAAAAACATTTCCACAAGATAAAAATGTATTTACCCCTCAAATAATTCCAGATATTCTTATTGATGAAATAAGAAATATCGTTAATTCAGGGGAATATGGAAAATTAGAAGAGTTATTAAATAAATATCCAGTAATGTTAAATTTTAGTGAAAATAAATTGACTACAAGTTTACTGCATAATGTAATTAAATCAACTATTACAAATACACAAAAAATACGTTTAGTTGAATTATTAATTAAACATGGTATTCCAACTAGTATCCCAGATGAACATGGATTACCTCCATTATATTATGCGATTAAAAATCAACTAAAAGAAGTATCTGAAATATTAATTAATTATTCATCAAATTTAAGTGATTTACCAGAAAATTACGATTATTTTAGAATAGGGCTTACACCTGATCCTGGAAATTGTGCATCACAATTATTGAGTTTAAATGATACTACTACTGGAAAATATTATTCTCAGAAATTAGAATTTGAGCGTGAATTTAAAAGAATAATAAATGAACAACCTATAACAAAAGATGTATTAAAATATATTCTTGAATTTATTAGAAATTTTCCAGATAAAACATTAAAATATATTGATATGCAAAATTCATCAATAAAAGAGACACCAAATGTTAGATTAGAAGGTGATGGTGGTGAACTTGAACAAATATTTCCTCCATTTGAAAATAAAATTAAATTGAATTTGGATAATTTAGTTGATAAAATAAAATCAGAATTAGATCAAGGTAAGATTAATGATGATCAATTAATTAATGCAAAAATTAATTTAATTAAAAATTTATATGATGAATTTAGAAAAGAATTAAAGGCCAAAGAAGTGGTAAGTGAAACATTTAAATTAAAAGAATCATTTAAATATGATCCAGCTAATCCTGTAGATGATACATATAATAATTTTATAGAATCTCAAGAATATAATATTGAAGAAATTGAAGATAGAATTAAAAATAAATATTTTGATGAACAAGGTAATGTAAGATGTGATTTTGATATTACAATTTTTAGAAAAGAGGTTGAAGATAGATTATTAGAATTAATGAGATTAGAATCAAATTTAATGAAAGAATATCCAATATTTAGTACAGGGGAACAACAAGCTAATAGAGGTAGGGGTGGGGGTATTAGTGAATTACCTGTATTAATTTCTACTATCCCAGTTGGAAATGAGTTGTTAAGAGATGCAATTAATGATTATAATAATTATAATACATTTGTTAATAATTATAACGCGGCGGTACCAGCACCAGCTCAACAATTGGTACTACTTCCTGCACTTCCAGCACCTCCAGCACCTCCAGCATTCCCCCCAAATACCTTAATCCCACTAAATATTAAATTAAATCAACGATTATTCTATGGTGGATCATCTGATATAAATCCTAATGATATTGAAACAAGAATTCAAAATTTTAGAGGTGGTAATGTATTACAATATGGTGGTGCAGATATTAATAAATTAGATGAGATTATTAAAGTTTTTGATGATAATTTAAAAATGAGATCACAATTAATACCAAATAATCAAGGTAGATTAAATGCAACAGACTTATATATATATATAGATAATGGATTAAATAGAATATTTAGTGGTCAGCCATTATCTGCAAATCCTATAAATTTAAATGGGTGTGTTCCACAATTAGGGTTTCCCTATAATGTTCCATTTGATAATAATGCACGTAATAGAATAGATATTATTAAACAAAATATTGAAAATTTTAAAAGTACATTAACTCAAATTTCAATAAATGGATTAAAAATAAATAATTTTTTAAATGAAGATATAATTAATTATCCAAACTTAATCAAGGAAATTAATGAATATAATATAAATATTACTAAATTATATAATAATTTTAATGATATTTATAATAATATATATTTTTTAAATGTTCCACCTGTGCAATTAATACCAATAACAGGATATTTTGATAATTTATTACAATATTTAAATAATATATTAAATTCAGTTAATAATAATCAAATTAATCAAATTAATATAGTATATGTACTACCAGCAGCAGCAGCACTACCACCAAATACACCACAAATAATTTTTATAAACTCCCAACCCTGGCCACCACCGATAAATCAAATACAACCTCAACCACCAACCTCCTACATCAACCCAGACACTATACCAAATTATCAAAATTTAAATAATCATTTATATAACGATAAAATAAAACCAATTTTTGATAAAATATTTATAGAATTTGAAAAAGTACGTCAATTACCAATTGAAACATATGCTCAAAGAATGATTAAAATTAGAAAAACAATTTATTTATTTAATGCAGCTATTTATATAATTAAATCTTGTATTAATAATTCTAAATTGGTTAATAATAATCTTGATAAAAATTTAGAAAAATTCAATGAAATAATTAATCCGTTATTAAATGATGATAAAAAAACAGTACAGATTACTGCAAAAACAGCATTTACCGATAAAATTGCAGAATTACAAGAATATGTAAATAATCAAGATAGATTTATAAAAAGTAATATAAAAGATTTTAATAATTTTATTGTTGATACTAATAATATATCTGAAATATTTTTATTATATAGTAAATTTTCAGGTGAGCAAAGATTTTTATTTAACGATAATTTTGTATTGTATAAAGATCCTCCTTTTGATAATTTAAGATATAATATGGATACATTATCATTTTATAGTGAAAATCCAAATTTAAGTATATTTTCAGAAGAAGAAGAACAATTTTATTATAGATTACCTGTCCCTGAATCTAATATTTGGGTTAATCAAACAGAATGTAAACAACAAGAATTAGAAATAAATAAGAAAATAATGATGAAATTATTTGGAAGATCGGTTGCAATTACTTATGGGATACCACCAGCACCTGCAGCTGCACCTGCACCTGCAGTAAAT